TGGCTCGGCCTCGACCTGTCCAAGAGCCTTGACATGTCCGCACTCGTTGTCTGTGTCCCGATGGAGGATGGCCGGGTTGCGCTGCAGGGGCACTACTGGTGGCCTGCGCAGGACGTCGCGCAGCGGGAGTTGGACTACCGGATGCCCGTCCGGGTGTGGGCTGCAGAGCGGAAACTCACCCTGACGCCGGGGCGCGAGATCGACTACGAATCCATCCGGCAGCGCTTGCTGCAACTGCGCGACCTCTTCGAGATTCGCGCCGTTGGCTACGACGCCTGGGGGTCGAAGTACCTCGCTGAGCAACTCACCCAGGACGGCGTGCCGCTCATCACGTACCGCATGGGTATCTCAACGTTCGGCCCCGGCTGTCAGCTGTGGCAGAATCTGTGGGCGGGAGGCCAACTTGTGATCGGTGATGATCCGATCATGCGGCGCTCGTGCGCTGAGGCGCACGCGCAGACCGATCGAAACGGCAACGTGCGCCCGGTCAAATCGCGTGAACACTGCGTGCTCGATCCGCTCGTGGCCGGAGTGATCGCGGTGCACGTATGGGGCGGCAAGCGCGCCAGTTCCTACGAAACGGAATCTTTCATCTAAGCGTGTTTAGGTGCAATCTGCACCCACGTCGAGTGCCAACATTCGCGCATGCTCAGGAGCATGTTGCAACGTTGGCTCGGCTACTGGCCGATGCACGGCGTGATCCAAATGGACACGAGCGGTGCTGTGCCATTCGTGACGGCAACGAGCGCCATTCAACACGCGCCGGTCTTCCGCGCGGTCACGCTCATCGCAAACGACGTCGCGCGCGTGCCGCTCACCGTGCAGGATGCAACGGTAGACGCCCTGCTTCGATCTCCGAACCGATGGATGTCCGGTTTCGAGTTGCGTCGCACCATGACGCTGCAGGCCGCGTTGCTCGGCAACTCATTCGCGCTCATCAATCGCACCATCGGCGGCGAGTTGCTCGAGCTGATGCCGCTGCAGATCGACTCCGTATCTCTCGACGTCACAGGCCGCGAGCCTGTCTACAACACGCGCGACTACGGAGCGCTGCCACCGGAACAGGTGCTGCACCTTCGCACGCCAGGCTTCAACGGATTGTGGGGCGAGTCGCCGGTCAAGTTGTGCCGCACCGCGATCACGACGGCCATCGCGCAGGAACAGGCACAACTCAAAGCGATGGAGAACGGCGGCCAAGCGAAGTTGGCTTTCGTGCATCCCGGCTCGATGTCTCAGGAAGCGCGGCAGAAACTGAGCGAGGCTTTCATTGCGAACCACGCGGGCGCGGCAAACGCTGGCAAGCCGATCGTGTTGCACGAAGGCATGCGCGTTGAGCGCATCGCGAGCGCGATCGAGCAAAGCGGGATCGACATGGCACGGAAGTATTCCGTGCACGACGTGTCCCGAATCTTCGGTGTACCCGTTTCGTATCTCGCTGAGCACTCCTCGCAGCCGTACGGCTCGATGGAATGGCTCGGGCGCATGTACGTCGAGGCATGCCTCGCGCACTGGTTCGCGGCTTGGGAACACGAGATATCCACGAAGTTGCTCTCTCCGCTCACGCGCATCGCGCATGATGCGGACTCCATCATGCGCCCATCGCTCGCCGAGCAAATGGCTGCGCTCCGCACCGGAGTCGAGAGCGGCATTATCACGCGGAACGAAGCCCGCGGCTGGCTCGACATGGAACCGCTCGAAGGTCTAGATGATCCGGTGCTTGCGCTGAACATGGGCGCGGGCGGCGGTGCGACCAACATCGGCACCGACACGTCGGCGCAGGAAGGCACACCCAATGATTTCTAGGCGCTCCATTGAAGCGACCGAGCAGAGTCTCGACGGGCGCACGCTCGCCGGATACGCGGCTGTGTACAACGAACAGTCGCGCGAGATCGTCGAGCATGGCCGCTCGTTCGTCGAGCGGATCGCGCCGGGTGCGTTCCGCCAAACGCTCGAGGAGAAGGCCGACGTCAAACTCCTCTACAACCACGACCCCAAGATGCCGCTTGCGCGCACACGCTCGGGCACGCTGACGCTGAAGAGCGATCGCAGCGGCCTGCAGTTCAGCGCGTCACTGCCTGAGACAACGCTCGGCAATGACGTGCGCGCGCTGCTCGAGCGCGGCGACCTCAGCGGCGAGATGTCCTTTGGCTTCTTCGTAGAGGAGGACTCATGGAACGCCAAGCGAAATGAACGCACCGTGAAGCGCGCGAAGCTGGTCGAGATCAGCATTGTGCAAGACGCGGCGTACCCACAGACCAGCTCCAGCCTGCGTCACGTTGACGCGGCTGCAATCGAGGCCGCAAGAGCGCGGCTGGAACTTCACTTCAAGAGGATCGAACAATGGATGGACTGAACGACCTGCAGAGCACCGTGCATGAGTACCGCAAGACTCTCGAGCGATTCGCTGAGCGCACGGACGCGCAGACCCACGAGATTGAGAAGCGCGGATCGGGCGAGGAGCGTGAGAAGATCGCGCGCATCGACGCTGATCTCGACCACGCCGAGCGCCTCATCAAGCTGAAGGCGCTCCAGAAGCGTGCCGCAGAACTCGAGCGCCCGGCTCTCGAGACGCGCGCGCCGAGCGCGACCAGTCAGGATGGCGAGTACGCCAAGCGTTGGATCAATGCCCTGCGCAGCGGAAATCCCGCAGAGATGCGCGCGCTGTCGACGAGCTCGAGTGGCGCTGGCATCCCGACCGACATGGAGCGCCGCATCATTGAGCGACTCCAGCAGGCGAGCGTCATTCGTAGCCTCTGCCGCGTGACGGGCATCGACTCGAAGCGCACAATCACCGTCGAGAACGCGCTGCCTACGACTGCGCTCGTTTCCGAAGCCGGCACCATCACGCCAGCCGACCCGACGTTCTCGACCGCGATCAGCGTCGTGCCGTACAAGTTTGTGACCGCTACCAAGATGAGCCAGGAGTTCATCGAGGACGCCATCGGCAACGGCGGCATCGGCAGCGGCCTGAACTACGTCGCCGACAAGTGCGCAATGTCGATCGCGCTGAGTCAGGAAGAGTACCTCACGGTCGGAACCGGTTCTTCGCAGCCTACGGGCATCGAAAGCAGCTCTATCACGCAAATCGAGAACATCGGCGCTGGCGGCGCGGGCAACAGCGCGAGCGATGACTTGACCGGCGATATGCTCATCAACTGCGTGCACCGCATCAAGCCGCAGTACCGCACAGGTTCGAAGTTCTCGTGGGTCATGCACGACTCGTTGATTCAGCACATCCGCAAGATCAAGGTGAACTCGACCGACTACGTGTGGAAGCCGAGCGACAACGGCGGCCTGGCGGACGGCGTGCCCGGCACCATCTACGGCATCCCGTACCGCTTGAACGCCTACATCAACACGGCGACTGACACCACCAATGGTGCGGTGGTCGCGGTGGTCGGCAACTTCGACTACATGGAGTTGTTCGAGCGCACGGGCATTACGTCGTTGATGGATCCCTACTCAGATGCGGCGACGATGCAGACCACGCTGTACCTGTACACGCGGTGGGATTCGCACATCATGCTCCCTGAGGCGTTCGCCTCGATCACCGTCTGATTCTGAATCCTTTGTTGCGGGGTGCGGCGGCGGAAACGTCGCCGCACCCTTTCGATGGCACAACTACCGATCCCATTGGACGTGCTCCGCACGCGCCTGCGCATCGAAGTCGAATCGGACGATACCGACTTGGCTGCGTTGTGCATTGCGGCAGGCGACCTCATCGAGAAGGAAACCGGCACGCGCCTGCGTTCCCAAACCTTCACCGAGAACGTCGTGCCTTGGAAGCGCACGATGCTCCGCAATTCGCCGGTTACCGCAGTCACGAGCGTGACCTACAAAGACGCGGCGAACGTCACACAGACTCTCCCGGTCGATGAGTGGTTCATCCGCCAGGACGAAGAGCTGATCGTTCTCGAGTTCGATACGAGCGTTGTCGTGAAGGAGAACACGCAACCGATCGTCACGTACACAGCCGGGTATACGTTGGTGCCGCAAGCGCTGCAACAATGCATCGTGGCGCTCGTCGGCGCTTGGTACAACAACCCCGAGGCTTCGAGCGTGGCGTCGCTCGCCGAGGTGCCGCTCAGCTACAAGCACATCATCGCGGCCTACTCGCATAGGAGTCCGATCCGATGATCTCCGCTGGGCGACTGCGTTTCCTTGCAACGCTGCAGAAGCCAAGCGCCTCGCGCGACGCGCTCGGGCAGCGCGTCGATACGTGGACGTCGGGCGCTCAGTTCCGCTGCGATCTCCGCTCGGACAGCGCAGACGAACGCGCGTACGCCGACGGCGTGGCAGTCATTCGGCAATGGGAGGTGCGCGCGCGATGGAACACCACGCGCGCGCTCGGAATCAGCGAAACGGATCGGCTGTTGGTTCGATCGAGGACGCTGCG